CGAGGATTAAATAATACATATGTTTACAAGCATTCCTTTACGGAGTGCTTTTTCTTTTGCTTTGAAAACTGCATCAAACAGCCAAAACAAATAATAATGGACTAGTTTACGGGCGAGTAAGTATCTTAGGAACATTAGATACCAAGAAGTGCTGGCATGCACTAGTAACCGATAGGGTGGAGTTTGGCGTGGTTTTGAGAGCAGAAAATTGTTACATATATTTCATCTTCTGGTTTATGATTGGGTGGAGGTGAAATATGGAGAAGAACTATAGATTAATAATGCAATCTAAAAAAATTAATGAACTTTTTAGTGATTTGGATGAAGATGATATTTTTAATGTTGATACCATGAAATCTCAACTACAAGTTACGTGGAAAGATTTAACGTATGAAGAGTTGGAACAAATGGAGGATACAATTTCAAAAGAAATAAACAATAATAATTCGATTAATTCTTTAGCCAGCTCGATACTAGGTGTAATTATGACACTTACAGTAGGGTTTATAGGTGCTTATGTAGGTATTATTGCTACGTCTGCGGATGATATGTACAAAGCAAAAACTGTTCTTATTATTAGTGGTTCTATTATATTACTACTTTTAATGGCAGGTGTTTTTTATAGTATAGGTTCAAGAATACATAAGAGAAACCTAAAATCATTAACGATAATAACGATTTTAAAAGATTTAAAAAAACAACAAGGATAGAGTTTATACGCTACCACTTCAATATGTGGTGGCTTTTTTATTGGAGGTGGTGTTTATGAGATATGGCTAATTGGGATGAAATAAAACAGGAGTGGGAAACCACGAAGATTACACTGGCTGATCTTGCTGAGAAGCATGGTATAAAACTTGGTACATTGAAGAGCCGTAAGAGCCGTGAGAAATGGTCGAAGGATGCAACCAAAACACGGAAGGTTGCAACCATAAAAGAGGATGCGCCAAAGTATGAAGTAGTTTATTTTTCTGATGATGACGAAAGTGGTTTAAACGACAAGCAATGCCTATTTGTAGCTTATTACGTTAAATCGTGGAATGCTACCAAAGCATATCAGAAAGCATATGGTTGTGCTTATTCAACAGCAATGGTTGAAGGTAGTAAGCACCTCAGAAACCCTAAGATTCGAGAAGAAATCATTAAGGTTCGTGATGGATTAACCGAGGATGCGCTGTTAGACAAAAGAACACTCATCCAAAAATGGATAGACATAGCCTTTGCTGATATTACGGAATACGTGAAGTTCGGCAGACAAGAAGAAGTCATTTACAATGATGATGGTCAACCAGAACTTGATATGAATGGCAATGTTAAGACATACGCATTTAACTATGTGCATCTGAATGAATCCGCAGAAATTGACGGAACTCTTGTGACCGAGGTTAAACAGGGCAAGGACGGCATTAGTGTTAAGCTTGCTGATAAGATGAAGGCTCTTGAGTTCTTGTCGAAACATATGGACTTGTTAAATGAACGAGAGTTGAAACAGTTACAAGTTGAAAAAATGCGAATAGAAGTTGAAGCAGTTAGTAAATCAAACGAAAAGCAATCATCTGTTATCAATATCGTAGATGCATGGGCTGGTGAAACTAATGAATAAGCCTACCATCGACATACAAGAAAACGTCAATCCACATTTTAAAGAAGTATGGACCACTAAAAAGCCTTACAACATTTTGCGTGGTGGTCGTAACTCATTCAAATCATCGGTTATCGCATTACTGCTCGTTTACAAAATGATTCAGATGTTTAATAAAGGCGAGAAAGCTAATATTATTGTCATTCGTAAGGTCGCCAATACGATACGAGACAGCGTGTATTTAAAAATCCAATGGGCCATTCGTAAATTTGATATGACCGATGATTTTGATATGACTGTTTCGCCGTTTAGGATTACGCACAAAGGTACCGGTTCATCGTTTAGCTTTTATGGTCAAGACGACTTTCAAAAGCTAAAATCGAATGACATTGGGAACATCATCGCTGTTTGGTACGAAGAAGCAGCAGAGTTTAAAAGTTCAGAGGAATTTGACCAAACGAATACAACGTTCATGCGCCAAAAACATCCATTAGTGGATATGGTGCTATTTTTTTGGTCTTATA